GGGCGCGCAGCGTTCGGGTGTGGGTCCCTGGCCGACCTCGGACCAAGGGCAGCTTGAAGCCGATGCACAAGCGCGGGACCAACGGCGCCCGGTGCAGGGTCTGGCTGACCGAGGACGGGGACTTCTCGGTGCCGTGGAAGAAGCGGATGATTGATTGGATCCGGGCGTCGTGCGTCTGTGAGCGCTATGCCGGGGCCGTCGAGGTGCACGCGTTCTTCCGCTTCGAGCGTGAGGACGGGCAGGACACACCCTGGCCGACGGGGCACCAGTACGGGGACGAGGACAAGTTGCGCCGCAACCTGCTGGACGCGCTGACGCAGTCCGCCTTGCTGGCCGATGACGCACTCGTCGTGGGCGGGCAGACGTGGAAGCGCTTCTGCCGGCCGATTGCCGATGACGCTGGTGGTGGCTTCGAGGAGCCGGGGGTTTCGTTCGTGGTGCTACCGGCCAGGGAGCAGTCCGCGCTGACCCTGGCCGAGCGGTGGGCGCTGGGTGACGTGGCATGACGCAGCCACGTTGTTCCGAGTGTGGCTGCCTGGCCGATGACTGCCGTTGCTTCAAGCCGGCAGGCGCCACCTCGGCCGGGTGGGAGAAGTGGATCGCGGACTTCAAGGCGGGCAGGATCGAGAAGGCACGGGTAAGCGCTTTCCCTGCCCCGCTGGCGCGTCAGGAGGTATCGGTGCAGGAGCAGCCCTATCCGGCGCCGTCGGTGACATCCAGGGACGCTGTGCCGGAAGATGTGAGTTGGCCTGGTTCCGTGTCGCTGTTGCTGAATGAGGCGGACGGGCGAGGCTGGCGGACTATGCCGGCGTACGCCAGGGGCTGCATGCCGCACGCCACCACCGGCCGGCCTAGCGCCGAACGCGAGTCGTGGTCCGTGCGGTTCGCCAAGGGTGGCTGGCAGGGGTACGCGATCTACTCCGCGGACGCCTGGAAGTCGATCATGGTGACGGGGGAGAAGCTGCCGCCGTTCGGCAAGCTGGGGCGCACTGAGCTGAGTGCCTGGCTGGCTGAGCCGGATCGGCCGGCGTCGTGGTACGACGAGATCAGGAAGCGCCGGGCGGACCAGGCGGCAGCGGTCAAGGAGCGTGCCAAGGCGCGCCCGAAGAAGGGGAAGGAGGGGGTATAGGTGATCATCGAATTGGTGGGCGGACCGCACTGCGGCATGAGGTTTTCCGTGACCAAGGTGCCGCCGTCGTGGCGGCAGGCGCACAGCACGGCGAGCGGGACGTGGGATGCTTTCTACGTGCCGGACGGGCTGCGCACGCAGGACGGCTACCGCTGGCGCTTTACTTACGCAGAGCAACGGCCGGCACAGCCGCCTCCCGTTATGCCTGGTCATGACGGCGGACACAAGATCGAGGGTGCGTAGCAATGTCTACGGAACGTGACACAGGAGCACGCAATGCCTGGTAGTGAGGACGCTCGGCTGGCACGTCACCCGGATCACGAGCGCCGGCAACGCATCTGGGAACTGCGCATGGTCAAGCGCCTGACCCTGGCCGAGATCGGCGCCGAGGTGGGTCTGTCCACCGAGCGTGTTGGTGAGATCGTGCGTGACATCCTGGCCGCCACGCCGCAGCAGACGCGCGAGGAGATGATCGCCAAGTCGGCGGCCACGCTCGACAGCGTGCATCGCCGGCTCGAGGACCTGGCCGAGAAGCTGAAGGACGGCGCGCCGATCGCCGTGGGCAAGGACGGCCAGCCCTTCATGGTGGACGGCGTGCTGGTCCGCGATTACAGCGGGCTGCGGGACATCCTCAAGGAGATCCGGGTGACGGACGACGCCATCGCCAAGCGCTGGGGTCTGAATGCGCCGGACCGTACGGAGGCCACGATCAAGGGGACGCTGCGCTACGAGATCGTGGACGCGGCGGGGGATGAGCTGACGTGATCGATGACATTGTGCGTGGTTTCAGGGCATGCCCAGCGTGGCTGGCGCTCGTGATTCTGGCTGCCGCGCTGCTGCTCCTGGCCGGCTGTGACCCGCGGGAAGGTGACTCGTGCACCAACCACGGGGAGTTCTACACGCACGTGGACAGCAACGGCAACCGGGTCAGCCTGATCTGCAAGCAGACCGGGCTGGACAGGTGGACCTGGGTGAAGGCCTAGAAGCCGCGCAGCCGCCGGGTGCGGGCAGCCTTCTTCGCCATGACGCTGCGCCCGTGACGGGTGATGCCGGCGTTGGCGATCCTGGCCGCCTTCTGCTTCGACGCACCCTGGCGGCGCAGCGCTTCGTAGGCACGTGAGCGTGAGAGGGGGATGTTCCCATGCTTCCTGACCATGCCTCGAGCGTACTGCCGCCGGAACTGGGATGTCCTGTGCATGGGAGCATCCCTCTCGAATCCTGCTCGTTATGTCGCATGCGCTCCGTCCGCCCTGCTCAGTGGTGATATGTGCCACATCGCCCAGCACACTCGTCAGCAACCTAACGGGTGTGCTAGACTATGGGTACAGCAAGGGGAGAGCGAGAGGAAGAGCGAAGATGGCGAACGCGGCGCAAGAGATCACCAAGGCCTACCAGACCTGGGAGACACAGTACGGAGCCAACAGCTGGATGCCGGCCGGGGAGATCGAGAACCGGACGGACCTCACCCGGGAGCAGATCCGCGAGGGGATGCACGAGATCGCGGTGGAGGGCCGCGGGCGCCGCGGCTCCCTGGCCGTGATGCCGGCCGGGATCGACGGGCGGATGTGAGCAGGGCAGGGGCGAAAGCCCCTCGCCTTTTGTCCACGTTTGATACGTTTCAATTCCGGGTGCGATAACCTCACGGCATGACTGCGCCCACCGTCGTCCGCGTGAAGCTGCGCGGCGCCGCCCGAGAGCTGCTGCGCCGCCGGGAGCCGGAGGTGCTGATCTGCGGTCCGGCCGGTACGGGCAAGTCGTACGCCGCGCTGTGGAAGATCCACCTCATGTGCCTGAAGAACCCGGGCCTGTACGCGCTGATCGTTCGCAAGACGCACAAGAGCCTGACCTCCACCGGCCTGGTCACCTTCCGCGAGAAGGTGGCGAAGGAGGCGATCGAGGCGGGGCTGCTGAAGTGGTACGGCGGCAGCGGCGAGAAGCCGGCGCAGTACGTGTACGAGAACGGCAGCGCCATCGTGGTCGGCGGGATGGACAACGCGGACAAGATCATGTCCGCGGACTACGATGTGATCTTCTGCCAGGAGGCGACGGACCTCACGCCGGACGATTGGGAGAAGCTGACCAGCCGGCTCGACCGCGGCGCCTCGCTGTCCGCCGTCAGCTTCAGCCAGATCCTGGCCGACTGCAACCCGCAGCAGCCGAAGCACTGGCTGAAGGAGCGCTGTGACCAGGGCAAGACGGTGATGCTGTACGGGCGGCATCAGGACAACCCTGGCCTGTACGACGATGACGGGACGATCACGCCGCAGGGTGAGCGCTACATGGAGCGCCTGGGCAACCTGACGGGCGTGCGCAAGGAGCGCCTGCTGCACGGCCGGTGGGCCGCGGCGGACGGATTGGTGTACGGGGACTGGGATCCGGCCGTGCACCTGATCGACCGCAAGATCCTGTCGAAGGACTGGACGAGGATCTGGACGGTCGACTTCGGCTTCACGCACCCGTTCGTGTGGCAGATGTGGGCCGTGGATCCGGACGGCCGGCTGTATCTCGAGAAGCAGATCCACCGGACGCAGACGCTGGTGGAGGACCACGCGAAGGAGATCCTGCGGATCGTCCGGCGCAAGGGCAACGGCATGAATCCGACCGAGTGGATCTACCCGCGGCCACGGGCGATCATCTGCGATCACGATGCGGAGGACCGTGCCACCCTCGAGCGGCACCTGGGCATGGGCACGGTGCCGGCGCGCAAGAGCGTCAGTGACGGCATCCAGGCGTTCGCGGCCAGGCTGCGCGTGCAGAAGGACGGCAAGCCGCGCCTGTTCGTACTGCGCGATGCGCTGACCTCGAGGGACGACTCCCTGGCCGAGGCCGGCCGCCCGCTGTGGTTCGGGGACGAGATCGAGGGTTACGTGTGGGAGCCCGGCCCGGACGGCAAGCCGGCCAAGGAGCGGCCGGTGAAGGATCTCGACGACTCGATGGATGCGGCGCGCTACGCCGTGGCGTACTTCGACCTGACCACCAAGGCGCGTCTGCGCTGGGTGAACTGAGGTAGCCTGCGCTCATGACCACGGTAAGCCTAAGTGAGCTGCTTAGTCTGCGCGATGACTCCCTGGCCGTTGCCCCCGTGCGGCCAAGTCGAGTCGCCGCAGCCTGGCGGCGCGTCCGATCGCTCGGGTGGTCCGTGGCCGCGGCCAGGGTGGCGATGGCGGTTGTGACCCTGGCCGCCCTGCTCAACCGGCACGGACTGGTCCTGGCCGGCCTGGCGTCGTTCGTCGTGGCCGCGTCGCTGGTCTCCGCCCTGGCCGCCTGGATCGTGGCCGGCGTGTCCCTGCTCTTCCTCGAGGTGCGACGCAAGGATACCCGTTGACAACCTAACGGGTTGCGGGTAAGCTGTGAGTATGACATTCACCAGTGCAGACCTTCGGAATCAGGTTGTTTCTTACCTCGGAAGCACGGCTGACGATTACGATGTGTCAGGCATCGTGAACGAGATCCAGGCCAAGTACGGCACCGTCGATATCGACACCATCGATGGTTCGGACTTCATGACCCTCGTCTCCCGTTTCGATATCACAGGTGATATCTCCTGATCGCAGCAAGTCAGGCCATCGTGTCGATGTTGGCACGGTGGCCTTGTCGTGTACTCTGCGCGCATGAGTCTGCGCAGTCTGCTTGGGGGAGCATATGATCAACTCCCCGCACGGCGGCTGCATGCACAGGCACCGGTTCCGTACGTCGGGCGATACCGTGGCAACCTGATCAACTTCGGTGGCGGCCGGAACCGGATGGGTACGCACGAAGAGCTGGAGACTTACGGCGAGGTATCCACTCTCTTCGGCGTGGTCAGCACGCTCGCCACCACGACGGCGCTGGTCAACTGGCGGCTGTACCGCAAAGCCCTGTCCGGCCTGGCCGAGGACCGCACCGAGATCACCAACATCAAGCAGTCCGCCCCGCTGCGCATCTGGAAACAGCCCAATCAATTCATGACCTCGACGCGCTTCGTCGAGTCGTTCCAGCAGCACATCGACCTGACGGGCAAATCCTGGTGGGTGGTGGCGCGCATCGGCAGCCTGCCCACCGAACTGTGGCCGGTACGCCCGGACCGCATCTACGCCGTGCCCTCGCGGCAGGACTTCATAGCCGGCTACGTGTACTGCGGACCGGACGGTGAAGAGGTACCGCTGAAGCGCGAGGACGTCATCTCGCTGCTGTGGCCGGCGCCGCTGGATGTGTACGACGGCATGGGGCCGCTGGGCTCGCTGACCGCGGACATCGGTAACGAGCAGGCGCAGCGCGAATGGTCGCAGGCGTTCTTCGAGAACAGCGCCAACCCCGGCGGCATCATCAGCGAGACCGGCCCGCTGGACGATGACCAGTTCGACGAACTGGTCGATCGCTGGAACCGCTCGCATCGGGGGACGTCGAACGCCGGCCGGGTGGCGATCCTCGAGCAAGGCAAGTTCACGCCGTTGCAGTACACGCAGCGTGACATGCAGTACGTGGAAGGACGCCAGCTCACTAAGCAGGCCATCCTCGATGCGTACGCCATGCCGAAGTTCGGGATCGGTGACGTCCAGGACGTCAACCGCGCCTCAGCGCAGGCATCGAAGGAATACCTCGCCGAATCGAAGATCGTTCCCCGGCTCGAGCGGATCAAGGACGCGCTGAACGGCCCGTTCCTCGAGCTGTTCGGCCAGCACGAGACGCACGAATTCGACTACGACTCCCCCGTGCCGCCGAATCAGGAGGTGGAGAACGGGACGCTGAGTGTTCAGGTCAGCGCCGTTTCGACGCTGGTGGGCGCCGGCTTCAACCCGGACGACGCGTGCGACGTGGTGGGCATCCCCCGGATGAAGTACGACGGATGGCGCAGAGGGGGTGCATCGGATGGGCAGCAAGCCGGAGCCAGAGCTGGCACAACCGCGTAACAGGTTGAAGCAGGAAACGCCGGCCGTGGACGAGGTAGAAGGCGAGACGTTCGCGGTCCCTTCCCCTGGCCGCGAGCGTCTGTACGGGCGCTTCGACGTCCCGCCGACAATGCGCACGATCGCCAACGTCCAGCGCCAGGGACGCGTGATCGAGTGATCGAGATGGCGATGCGGTGGCAGGTCACCGGACACGATGATCAGAATTCGTGCAAGCCGTGCCGCGACAATCTTGGTCACCTGTATCGTAACCGTCAGTCAGCGTACGCGGACTACCCCGGTGGCGCCGGCTACATCAAATGCCTTGGCCGCGCCAACTGCCGATGCAAGGTTGTGAAGCGGAGGGAATCGTGAACAAGCGGCGCCGAGGTCTGCTGGCCGCGCTCGATCCCGCGGTCCAGTTCGCCATGCAGCGTGCGGCCAACTGCCGTGACTGCCGAGACAAGGGCGCGCTCCCTCCGGGCCTGGCCGTCCGGCCGCGTGCCGAGGCGGATGCGCCGGCTGAGCTGATGGTGTACGGGCGCATCGGCGGGGGCGGCTGGTTCGACGAGGGGATCACCGGCGCCGACGTGGCGAACGCGCTGCGCGAGGCCGGTCCCGGCCCGCTGACCGTGCGGATCAACTCCGGTGGCGGGGACGTCTTCGACGGCGTGGCGATCCACTCGCTGCTGTCGCGTCATCCCGGCCACGTCACGGTCAGTGTCGATGGCCTGGCTGCGTCCGCCGCGTCGTTCATCATGCTGGCCGGGGACACGATCAAGGCGCCGAAGAACGCCTTCGTCATGATCCACGATGCGATGACATTCACCTATGGCAACGCGGACACGCTGCGCTCCGCGGCCGGCTTGCTGGATCAGGTGTCCGGCACCATCGCCGAGATGTACGCGGACCGCGCCGGCGAGGACGCCGCGTACTGGCGTGAGCGGATGACCGAGAACGGCGAGGACGGCACCTGGTACAACGGCACCGAGGCGTACGACGCCGGCCTCATCGACGAGATCGTCACCTCGGCCAAGGGTGAGGACGACCTCGAGGCGTCCGTCATGAAGCATCTCGACGGCTGGCGGGACCTGCTCCCGACCGCCGTCGCTGCCAAGATCAAGATCCCGAATTCGTCCCCGGGTGCCGAGGACGAGGACAGCCTGCCGCAGGTTCCCGACTGGGACGCGGCAGCATTTCGAGAGGTTCTGAAGGGAGCCCTGCTGTGACCACCACTGCACAGCCTCAGACCGTCGCGGCGTGGGAGGAATACCTCCAGACCCTCGACAAGCCCGAAGACTTCGTGAAGGCGATGAACGACAAGTCGGAGACCGGCTTCTCGTCGCGCCTGAACGCGTATGTCTCGGCCAGCGTGGAGCAGAAGACCAAGGAATCCGCCGACATGGCGGAGCAGGTCAAGGAGTTCACGCAGGCCGCGCTGGTCGACTTCTTCCGCCAGCAGGGCTCGACCAAGGACGGCGCGAAGCTGGCCGCCAGCCGGCTCGACCTCAAGCCGGGCATGGGCTCGCCGCGCGCGGCGATGGCGGCCAGCCGGACCGCGCCGGGTGTCGCCCTCAACGACCAGTTTGGCAACATCGGTGAGTTCGTCCAGACGATCTGGCACAACCGGACCAACGGCAAGCAGCGCATCGCCGGCGCTTCCCCTGCGGAACTGGACCAGAAGCTCGCGCTGGTCAATGAGTACTCCACCAAGGTCCCGGACGCCGGCGGCTTCCTGGTGCCGGAGGAGTTCCGCTCGCAGATTCTGATGCTCGCTCTCGAGGAGAGCATCGTCATGCCGCGGGCCACGGTCATCCCGATGAACACGCAGTCGCTGATCTTCCCGACCGTGGACGCCACCTCCAACGTGTCCTCGGTCTTCGGCGGCATCGTGGTCTACCGGACCGAAGAGGGCCAGGCGTTCGTCGAGTCGCAGGCCAAGTTCGGCCGGGTGAAGCTGGACGCCACCAAGCAGACGGCGCTGGCCTACCTGCACAACGAGACGATCCGGGACTCCAACGGCGCCGTCAGCGCCGTCCTCGGCCAGATGCTGCCGCAGGCCATCGCCTACAACGCGGACATCGACTACCTGACCGGTTCCGGTGTCGGTGAGCCGCTGGGTGCGATCAACGCGAACAACCCGTCGCTGATCGCGGTGGCGGCGGAGTCCGGCCAGACCGCGGACACCATCGTGTGGCAGAACGTGCTGCGCATGTACGCGCGGCAGCTGCCGCAGTCGATCTCGCGCAGCGTGTGGCTGGCCTCGCCGGACACCTTCGTGGAGTTGGCGACGATGGCCCTGGCCGTCGGCACCGGCGGCTCCGCCGTGTGGATCACCGACGCCACCGGCACTCCACAGCTCACCCTGCTGGGCCGCCCGGTCATCATGACCGAGAAGACCCCGGGTGTGCTCGGTGACCAGGGTGATCTGTCCCTGGTCGACTTCTCGTTCTACCTGGTCGGCATCCGGGACAACCTGATGATCGACACGTCGGACCACGTGAAGTTCACCTCGGACCAGACCACCGTCCGGGCCATCGCCCGCAACGACGGCCGGCCGTGGCTGGCCGACGCGATCACTCCGCACAACGGCGGCCCCACCCTGTCCCCGTTCCTGACCCTGGCCGCACGCTGAGCGTAGGCTGACGATCGCCCCTGGCCGCGGTTTGAGCCGGCCAGGGGTTCCACCTAACCCGCACCTCGCAACACGGCGGGGAGTAGGGCTAACCGAGTGATTCGGAGGAATCATGTTCAGTGAGGCACTGGGCCGGCTGGTCAACGTCAGCTACCCCGCCAATGCCGACTACATCTCGCTGCGCGACGCGGCGGGTATCACGTTCGTCGGCTATGAGGTGGACGGCGCGACCGTCTTCACCATTACTTTCTCCTCGGACAACGCCGGCACGGCCACCAGCACCCCGGCCGTCCTGGACCACTACTACGGTTCGTCGCTGGACCAGTCCAACGGCAAGTGGCACAAGACCGCGGTCTCGCCGGCCAGCAACACCTTCACGGCGGCGGACGTCACCGAGGACCTGGTGGTGATCGAAGTGCCCGCCACCTCGGCGCCGGACGGTTACCCGTGGGTCAAGTGCACGGCGGACGGCGCCGGCATCGTCTTCGCCATCACGCACGATCTGAAGTATCAGCGCACGCCGGCCAACCTCCGCTCGATTCTCGCCTGAGGAGGCTGACCCATGAGCGTGCTCAACCCGGGCGCCGCCTTCACGCAGAGCGTGCTGGGCGCCGCCGTCAAGAAGACGCAGACCATCGCCGCCGAGACACGGGACCTGTACACCGTGTCCGGCCTGGTGCTGGTCACCGGCATCGTTGGCAAGGTCACCACGGCGATGACCGTTGCCAACACCGTCAAGTTGGTCAGCAACCCGACCACCGGCACGTCTTCCGATCTGGTGGCCGCTACCGACCTCGGTACCACGGACACGCCGGCCGGCAACCTGCTGTCGATCTCCGGTGCGCCCACCGGCTCGATCGTCTCCGGCATCGGTGCCGTCGGGAAGTACCCGATCAGCAAGGTCTCCACGGACTACCTCGGCGCCGTGGACGGCATCTACGTCGCGGCCGGCATCATCCAGGCCGTGGTGACCGGTACCTCCCCGGACGGTGTGATCGACTGGTGGATCACGTACGTCCCGATCGAGACCGGCGCGGCGATCACCGCGGCATGATCAGCGATCACCTCGGGTAACCAGGGCAGGAGAGAGAAGGAGGCATCGACATGCCGAAGATCACCGCGGGCAACGGCCCGTCCGATCGCCGCTTCGATCCTGCCCTGGCCGGCGCCGGGGAGTTCTCCGTCCAGCAGGACGAGGAATTGCAGCGTCAGGTCCGGGCGGAGAGCGGCGAACAACCGCAGCAGGAGCAGCAGAGCAGTGAGCAGGAGGTGAAGCAGGATGACGCAGCAGAACGAGACGCCGGGAAGCAGTCTCGCGGGCGCGGGGTTGACGGCAACCGGAGTGGGCGTCGTGACGTATCCGGATCGGATGCCGGCGCCGGCAAGCGAGGAAGCTCGAGCGGCAAGCGATCCTGATCCACAGCCTGTGGATGAACCTGTGGACGAGAGCGACGAGGACGAGCGATGACAGTCGGGATCAGCGCGGCGCACAGCAACGGCTTGATCAACGTGCTGCGCGGGACCAACTACACCGCTGTCACGCCCTACCTCCGGATGCACACCGGTGACCCCGGTTCGGCCGGCACGGCAAACGCGAGTGCGGAGACCACGCGCAAGGCGCTCACCTTCGCCAACCCGTCCGGTACCGGCTCGAGCGCGGCCAGTGCGGTCACGTGGTCCACGTGGGCGGCGGGCGCGGAGACGCTGACGCACTTCTCGATCTGGGATGCGTCCAGCGCCGGCAACTTCATCATGTCCGGCACCCTGGCCGCGTCGCTCTCGGTGACCAACGGCGCGGACGTGACCATCACCATCACCACCACGGCGGGGACCGTCGCCTCCTAAGGTCCACCTCAGGAGGGATGCATGTCTCGTCAGTTCTCCACCGGTGCCGGCACTGACTCGATCACGTTCAGTGCCGGCACCGCGCCGCCTGACCAAGGCCCGATCACCATCGCAGTCCTGGCAAAGGCGTTCTCCACAGCCGGCTGGACCGGGTGGGCAGTGCGTGGCGTCAAGGCCGGCGGCGGCGTCTGGTCGATCCTGACCAGCAACAACGCCGGCGCGAAGCTGTTCTGCGAGAACGACTTCAGCAACGGTGTGGCCGGGCTGAGCACATCGTGGCGTTGGTACGTCATGACTAAGGCCAGTGGTTCGGCCACGCCACGCTGGCACGTGTGGGACCTGTCCGGCGCCTGGTCGCATACGGACACCAGCGCCACCGTCGGGGATAACGTCGGCGCTATCGACACGATCTATGTCGGCAGCCAGACCGGCAGCGTGAACGGCTGGCGTGGCTCGATCGCCGTGTGCGCCGCATTCGCGACAGCGATGAGTGACGCCGCCGTCGAAGCCGCCTTCACCCTGGCCGCCTCCGACACCCTGGCCGCCACGCCGGACTGGATGATCCGCCTCAATCAGGCCTCCACGGCCACCAGCGTCACGGATGACACGGGTGGCGGCGGGGACCAGACGGCTATCAGCGGAACCAGTGTAGATGCCGATGATCCGCCGTCCTACGACTACAGCCTGACGCCACCGGTCACGCTGAACGGATCAGGTACAGCCGGCGTTACTGCGGGAGCGAGCGGGCGCGGCGCGCTGGGCACCTCAGCCAGCCAGGGCGTGACCGCTGCCGCTAGTGGGCGTGGCGCGCTGGGCACCTCGGCCAGCCAGGGCGTGACCGCTGCCGCGACCGGATCCGGCATCGTCTCCTACTCCGGCAGCGCAGG